AAAAGGTCGTACCTCTTTAGGTATTAACTTTTTAATTCTACGTCTGACTCCTGAAAAAAATCCCATATTTTATATCTCTATTGTGTTGTTGAATGGCAAGGTAGCAAAGCTTGAATGTACGCTAGTGTCAGCCATTTTACTTGTTTTTCTCCTTCTAGTCAATCTACATTATATTAGTATCTGCGCCCATAGGAAGGCCAATAACCTTAACATGTACGCTCTTAGATATGTGCTCTTGTTTAGTATCTGTATCTGGATTATTTACATCTGCTTCAGCTTGTTCTTCTGATTCATATTCTTTACCAGACTCTGTATGTTTAATAGTAATCTCTACTCTAGGCTTATATTTTAAGACCTGTTTACCATCTACTTCTATATATTTAATTTCTTCTTCTTGAGCTATAATAGCCATTATCTATCCTCTCTGTTTATTTCTAGTATTGATGCTACTACAAACAATCTATCTGCATCAGCTGCAGTTACTTGTAATACTTCATTTTCTAACATAATTAAGGGTTCAGTTAAAAGTTGTGTACTAGCATTAGCTGCAATATCCACAACATCAAACAAAGTAAATTTGGAAGCTGAGGCTGGATCTCCATTAAATAAGTCTACTGTAATTGTAGTAGCACTACCACTATCACTACTAACTAATATAGATTTTACAATAGCTCTAGAGTTAGAAGGCACAGCATATAAAGTTGTAACTGTGTTAGTTGTTAAATCTAGTTTTGCGTTTAAATATATATTTGCCATATTATCCTAGTCCAAACCATGTGTATCTTTCTGCATCTTCTTTTAACTGTGTTAAAAATGTAGAGTTAAGCTGTTCTACAATAGAAGAAAAAGATCTATTAATTTGTCTTTGGTTATCTTCTGTATATGTTTTTTTTGGTTCAGGTAATCTTACTGCTATCTTTGTCATTATCTTCTACCGTCTGGTTTTAAATCAGCTTGAAAAGTACCGAATCTCCAACTTTGACCAGATCCTGTATTTTCAATTTTAATTGCTGCATATCTTCCTCTCGCTCTAGTACTAACAAATGTTGTTGAAGAGTCAATAGTAAAAGGACTAAAGGATGCACTACTATTAGCTTGCGCAGGATAAGGTGTAACAGATACATTAATAACTGCATTCCCTATTAAGTTTTTAAAGTTAGGTAAAAATCTACCCATAGATAAAAAGTATTCTCCAATACCTTGATCTGTTTGTAATGCAAAATCAAAAGATTCTACAAAAGAAGTTAACGCTGTAGTAGATCCATCTGGATTTACTTGATCAGTTCCTGTTTCATGTTCAAAGAAAACACTTTGACCTAGTCCAGTTTCTCCACCTATGACAGGAAAAGTTCCTGTGCCTGAGCTATTAAAAGCTGTAGCATAAGGTTTAGGATATACTGAAGTATCCATCCAAGTAGTTCTAATTGAATTAGAGTTAGTTCCTGTATACCAATTACCCATTGGCACTTGTTGATTAGTTTGACCGTAGTTATAAACTACATATCTATTATTAAAATCTGATCCTGCTGTTGGATACCACCATGTAACTTCTGTAAATAGATTATTAATTCCTGCTGTAACTTGTTGACCTTTTGTTGTATCTGCATCATCAAAAACAAAATCTTCAACACTACAAGGTAGTGTATTTACTGTACCATCAAAAGAAAAGAATCCATTATTAGACATCCAATAAGCAACACCATCAATTTCTACACAAGCATTCTGTCCAATCAATCCACAGTTTGTACCCACTTGTTCAAAACCAAATGTAAATGGAGCACCTACAAATTTCATAGTGTACAATGCATTATCGGTCCATACTAGAATATTTTCTTTAGCAGAAATAGCTCCTATAATTTTTGTACCATCTTGTAGTCTTTGAGAACCTGCTGTGTTAGTTGCTTGAATAGTATATGTATTTATATTTTCTTGTTCAGAAAATCTAATTAACAAATCTTCTTGAGAAGTAGGTGTACCTATTGTGGATTCTGTTCCAAAATGAATTAAGTGTCTTGTTGTAGGAGATACTAAAGTTAATCTACTTTTATCAGGATTGTTAGTTGTTGGAAAATTAGTTGTAAGTTGAGAAGCTCTTACTGTAAGTCTAGCAGTATCACCTGCATTCCATGTAAATGTTTTACCATTAGCAATAGTTGCAACCAACACTTCACCAAAACTACTTAAAGACCAAAGTCCTGGTTCTAGTGTAGTAGTCGTAGCAACAACTGGATCACCATAACCAGACCAATCTGTAGCCTGAGTAACTGTTGTACCTGAAGATGTATTGGAAGGAGCTGTTGTTCCTGATTGTGATCTACTAACTGTTGTTAAATTACCAGGAGCTGCGTCTGTATTTCCAGTATAAGATATTAATTCAGAAGTAGTATCATAATAAGCTGAAGGTGGATTAGGAGCAGAACCTGCATTAAAATTACCAATTAAAGCTTTACCTGCTGTTGTAAAATTTTGTGAATCAGCAAGAGAAATAGTTGTGTCTGCAGCTACAATTGCTCCATTTAAAGTACTAGTCGCAGAACCTTGAACAGTGCCACCAAATTGTCCTACACCATAACCATAACCATATGTTTGTGCTGCGGGTCCAACAACTGCATAAGGTTTAACAGTACACGATCCGTTGTTGTAAGGACCACCTCCTGCTTCTTGTGAAGGTGCTGTAATTGTAAAAGTTGTATTAGTAGGTACTGTAATTATTTGATAAGCTTTATCTAAAAAATCTGCGTTACTTAAATTTGATCCTGTAGGTACAGTAAAAGCAGAAAAAAATATAATATCTCCTTCTTTAAAACCATGAAGAGTTGAACCGGTATCAATTGTAACAGAAGTATTAGATGTGTTAGTTGTAACAGTTGAGGCTAATGTAATTACTGCACCATTTGCATCTGTATCAAAAGGAGTAATATCGTGTAAACCTCCTTCAAAATAACAAATTAAAAATTTGTCAGTACCTAAAATTACATATCTATTTCCTAAAGTATCTACAATAGCATGTTGTTTTCTAGCAACACCTACTAAAGTATCAGGTAATAAAGATTGCCATCCTCCTACTTTTTCAGGTAGTCCATATCTAAATCTGACGTTATCAGAATCAATCCATCGACCCACCGCACCAACGCTAGTATCTTGTTTGTCAATTCCAGGTGCAAATTTAATTTGTTGTAGAGCCATTAATTAGCTCCTATGTGTTGTTTGATTTTTGTATCCAACCTTTACCTGCAATATTGGTATATATAAAAGTAACCGATTGATTGTTTGTTGTTAAGTCTAAAGCAGCTGTTGAACTTTGATATTTTAAACTATTAAAGTTTACTGTACATTTGTTTGTAGCAAATCCATTTGCAGCAGAAGCATCCATAATAGTTATTTCATCTCCTGTAGCAGGAGCTGCAGGTAGTGTGATTGTTACAATATTTGTTTGTGTATCTACAAAAATTTGATCTCCAGCCACAGCTGTGTAAGTAGTTGCAGTTGCTGAATCAATAGAAACAAAACCATTATTTAAAAAACCACCTAATGTAGTTGCAGGTGTTGCACCATTAGAAACTAATAACATCGTAGCTCCAGAAGGTATTGCAAGAGCAGTTGCTTGACCTGCAGTTTTTATTGAAAGAGTATGATTAGTTCCTGTAACTCTTCCTGTTGCATCTTCTATAATAAAAACTCTAGTAGCTGTACCACCTGTAGTAGATGCTGGCATAGTTAAAGTTGTGTTACCTGTTAAATTTCCTGTTAATTTTAAATATAAATGTTTACCATCCGCGGTCGCCGATCCATCAGCTAAACTTAATGTTTGAGTAGTACCTGTTATAGGTACTTCTATAAAAGAAGTAGCTGTTTCTAAAACTTGTAAGTTGGTATTATTAATTGATCCCCATAGACCAGCTTTTTCTCCGGTTGCTACGAGTTCTAATGATAAATCTGTTGAGTATGATGATGCCATATTAGTACGGTTTTATTGGTGTCCAAACCATGTTTGCTCCTGGTATAATTTCATTCCACGTTATAATTCCAGTTTCATTTACTTTTAATGTTAATGGAATTCCAGTAACATTTACTACTGCGTTACCTGTGACTACTATACCACTCGTAGTACGCAACGTCAATTTATTTTCAAGGTTCGTTGGATTGATAACAGCGCTACCTGAAGCGGCACTTGTTGCATCCATTGTACCTAAAGTTAGTGGTACTTTAAGATTAGTATCAGGAACAACCGCAATACCTTCTACTGTAAATGTTCCTATTTGAGCAGTTGCTAAAGTTAAAGGATCGGCGCCAGTTACAACATTAGCTATGGTTGTAGATATTCCTACAGGTCCAACTGTTAAAGTTAATGGAGCACCAACTACATTAATTACAGCATTCCCTAAAAAAGGAGAACTTGCAAATGGTTGTGCCGAAAAAGCGTCTTGTCCTAATAACATATAAAATCCTTAAAAGGAGGCAGTAGGTATGTGGTGGTGTACTGCCCCCATCTAAAGATTATATCATCGTTTAAACCAACTTGGAAGACCTAAATG